TAAAGGCAATATCATTAGCCAATACACCAAGGGCCTCTGAATTATCTCTAGTATCAAAATGATTCCTACGTAGGAACGCATCTAGAGCACGATAATTTATATTGAGTTCAATAGCAATTTGTTTAACCGTCAGTGGTCTGTTATATAATTCACTTACCCTAGATAAAAATTCATCTTTGGTAGAAAATCCAGCTAACTTATATAGCTGATTGTTCCTCTCAAGAATAACACCATGTCTGGATAGAAACTTCCATAGATATGATCTTGAGATTCCAAGCTGAATAGCTATTTGCCTAGTGGTATATTTCTTACTTTCATATAACTCTCTAACCATAGACAAGCTAATGCTACTATCTCTGTTCATATCATATCTTTGATTCGTTATTTCTTGAATACCGGAGCCGAATCATTTGAAGAAGGCTGAGCCTCTACATCCGACTCCTCTTCATCATGAGGTAAACCCTCATGTGCCGCAGCATCATGCGCCGCAGCCGCCTCAACAAACTTCTTCTCCTTGAAAATCCAGGACTGCTGGATAATCACATGCTTATCAGCAGCCTTGATCAACTCATTGGCTGCAGAACGTTCAAAGCTGGCAACCTCAACACGCACCCCAAGGAACCTCAGATTCTCCACTAAGGAGACATAATCGCCATTACCAGTGACAAGAATAGCGACGTCAATCCGAGGGGCGATCATCAACGCATCACAGGCCATACCAACAGCCCAAGACCCTTTGGCTGAGCTACGGCCCTCACCATCCTCACGAATACGAAGCTCCTTCACTCTGACCTCATAGCCAAATCGAGAAAGGGCTTCATGGAAACCAGCTTGGTCCACCTCTGGCTTCTGGACCACATACGCTACAGCACGAATAAGCGGCCTCCCACCCAGGAGACCCTTTAGAAGTTCTCCGTAATCAACCTTGCTCTGGTACAGGATCTTGGCGGAGTAGAACATATTCTGGACATCCACAAAGATACCGACCCGCTGTGAGGTGTTGACCATAGGGGTAGCTGTGCTGGACATTATTCCCTCCTATTCGACCCTAACCAACCCTTTTTGCCTTATCCCAGTTCAAAGCGGTGTAAACTGATGCCATCCACTCATGCAAGAATCTACTAGCTTCAGTTGTGTCCATCACTGTATCGAGCGATCCTTTACATACTTTAGATAGCCATTGCTTACTGAGCATACAATCGAACCAGACGGCTCTGAAAAGAGGATTCCGATCATCACTAGTCGCAAAATAACGCTCGCAGAATATAAAATCAGGCACTTGACCTTCTGCTAACCTATTCCCTTCCCATTTCGGGGGGACCAAAGCAACACGCAACTTTTCTCTTAATTCAGGGTCACGGAAACTAATCAACGTCCCGATTGGCCTAGCATCTTTACTAGGAACGAAACCAGTCAGATGACGATCACCCACAATCGAATGAAGATATTCCGTGTCACCAATAACCGCCGTCACTTCCTCATAATGAAGCTTACGTAACTCATCAAAAGCCCACCGTAGAGATTTGGACTCTTCCTGCAACCGCTGGCTAACATTATCCGGGACGCCCCGGCAGGTAGACAGTGCATCTAATCTCTCGCTTACACCCTCAACAGCACGCAGTTGCTTCATTATTGGATTCATAGATTCCCCTCGATACGTCCTATCTATATAGAACAGGCTTTGAATTACCTCCGACTTATTTTTGACTGAACATTTTATATCTTCATTCAAATATAAAATATGAAGATCCACAAGGCTTATAAATATCGGATCTACCCCACTTATAAACAACAAGAACAATTTAAGCATCACTTTGGTTGTGCCCGCTGGATTTATAATTATTTCTTGGAGAGAAAGATCAAACAATATCGAGAAACAAAGAAATCAGATTCATTCCTCCAAATGAATAAACACTTGACAGAATTAAAGAAACAAGAGAAATATTCATGGCTGAGTAATGTGAGTAGACAATGTTTGGCTAATTCATTAGATAATTTAGATCAAGCTTATAATAACTTCTTTAGGAAAAGAACCGATTACCCCAAATTCAAGAATAAATACTCAAAACAAGCATTTAAGATAAGGGTCCCATTTTGTTCAATTAGAGGTGAATTTATTCATTTACCACAAATAGGAAATATTAGATGCAATCTTTATAATTTACCCAAAGAATATAAGTTATTCTCAATAATAATCATCAAGACTCCTACAGATAAGTATTTTGCTTCAATAAATATAGAACAAGAAATATCAGATCCACAGATTGATATAACTAAACCAGAAATAGGCATAGACTTCGGACTAAGAACTTTCATAACCTGTTCAAACGGAACCAAAATAGAACACCCACTGCCACTTAGAAAGCTGTTAAGGAAGTTAAAGAGGTTCGCTAAGAGAGTGAGTAGAAGAGAAGTTGGGTCTAAGAGGAGGGAGGTAGCAAGGAGAAAATTAGCACTTCTCTATGAGAAAATTAGTAATCAGCGTTTAGATTTCCTTCATAAGTTAAGTCACAAGATGGTGAGCGAGAACCAAGCCATCTATCTTGAGGACCTAAACTTGAAGGGAATGATGAGTAGATGGGGGCAGAAAATATCAGATTCTGGATGGTGTGAATATTCTAGACAATTGAGTTATAAAGGTCAATGGTGTGGTTGTTATGTTGGTAAGATAGATAGATTCTTTGCTAGTAGTAAATTATGTAATAAATGTAAGTGTATTAATCAGGCTCTAACATTGTCTGATAGGGAGTGGGATTGTTCTTGTGGTGCTCATCATGATAGGGATGTAAACGCTGGTCTGAATATTCTTGAATACGGTCGGGCTGACCGTAATTTACGGACAGGGAGAGTAGAGGTTCCTAACTCACTCATTGAACTGTCTAAGCAAGGAGTAAGTTGAGCCATTACACCTTACCCAGTGGTGGAATTCTGTAGCTACCAGCCTCAAAGAAGAACTTGAGATTGACTTGACCAAGAACAATGACCTCATTAAAACCAACTCCCTTACTGGTCGGATCACCAACCTTGTTAGTAGCCAAGATATCATCAGCAGGATTGAAAATATCAACAAACTTCACACCCGGAACTGATTGCATATTATTATATAAACTAGATAGATATAAACCAGTTCCCATATCAAAGTTCCTAAGATCAAAGAAATCATCAATAACACTCTGAACTGCCGCCTTCACCGTCCCTGGATCAGCATTCTTACTAATTACTATCGTTGCCTCAATATTCACCGGCTTAATAGCGCCATCAAACACACGCACCTCATCCGTCAGAACACTCTTATCGGCGAAGTAAGTAACAAGACCCTCCTTCAATCCTGTGCTAGGCTGGGATAACGTGTTACCAGGACCAGCGGACAGCACATATAGCTCAACAATATTACGATTTACGAAATGGTTATCCAATACCAAGGTTGCTTGCTCAAGAGTAGGAGCAGCACGAACCTGTGCCGCCAAGACTGATAGGCTCGATGCACCGTTAGAACTAGCCGATCCATCATATGACCCGCCAGATCCAGAACTCGGAAGATCAACACCCGTTCGCACAATCCCCACTGCTTTTGCCACAGCACCATAGACTGGATGACTATATAGTGACGCTAGTAGTCCATAATCTTCACCAGACACAGCGTTATCATGCGTGGCGAATAACCGTGGCGCACGACGCTTGGCCTGTGTGATTGACTCATCATCAGTACCGCCAGAAGATGGCAAAGGATTGCGGAATAAAGCTTCGACCGCTGCAGAAGCTGGTGCCGAAGGTGTAACCGCACGCGATTCATTTATTTGACTGGCTGCTATTCTCCCTCGAACACCACCACCGGCTCTATACGTGACCAAAATGATCTGACCAGCCAGCGGCGATTTACCATTAACATCGTCACCAAACTGCACTCTAGTCTTGTCCGCATAATGCCGCACTTCGTATACTTCATCATTAGAACCACTCTTCTCAATGATATCAACCCGCTGCCACAAACGCGACACCGAACCGGAGATCACCTGGACAAAGATTGGCTCATCAAGCACATTTGAAACTGGAATATCAACAAACTGCTTCGCTCCACCAATAGCTGCAACTCTCATCTGGTCAGTTACACCCTCAATACCGTAAGCAATAACACCACGCTTGCCTGGTGGTATCGAAATTGGGGAAGAAAAATCACCAGGTGATCGGAACAATTCATAATTAACAGCTGATGACTGGTCTACTCCAGTAACCGTGACTCTAGTTCCGGCCTGAATCTTGATCTCTGTAGGGGCAGCGTTGGTAATAGAGATCTCAACGTCAACCACTGCAGGTGTGGCTCTCTCCATCTGTTGGCCAATCAATGCAAGATGTTGTATGACAGCATCTTCTGTCTGAGCTGTGGAGAGGAAAGCTTCGTCAATAAGGACATCGGCTCTTTCAGTGAGGACACCGCCAATATATGAGACCAGTTCCAGCATCATTATAACACCGTTACTAGTCGCGAAGTCGTTAAACTGTGTAGGGAAATATGTTCTGATATATTCAATACCAGCCTGACTTAAAGCTGTGAAATCCAGAGCAGAAAAGTCTAGGCGGCGCAGCTCTGCTGGGGCTAGAGCAACACCAAACTCCTCAGGAGAATTAGGCATTTGAAACAAGACTTGAGTGGCCATATTCTACCTCATCCTAAACTAGTCGTAATCTTCCCCGTTGGTATATTTAGCTCCACCAGGACATTACTATCCGCTGGATTACCAGGATTATATTGGTCAAACTTGAAGGAACCATATACTATAATCTTGATTAGATTATTATCTGGATCAGCAGCAATCGTCACACTGGAGACATTCACCCTATTCTCATATTGCTCTATTGTCTGTTTAATATTCTCCTGTAACGCCAAAACCGAAGCATTATCAATGCCTTCGAAAAGGAAAGGTCGAATCCCAGCACCAAAATCTGGCCGCATCACCCTCTCGCCAGGAGCTGTCAATAAAAGTTGTAGAAGATCATTCCTAATCAGTTGCTCGTCCACCTGCTGAGATAGAAACCCTTGTTTACCACCAACGAATGGGGCATTATACCCATAATATGACGGAATCCTAGTTGGCTTATTCATCTAGCCAATTCCCTCAAACTAATCAACTCATTATACTTTTTATTCGCACTATCAGTAAGGACATTAGACAACGCTGCCAACTCATCACGCTGAATGAGAAGATCAGCTTCACGCTTATCTAACTTCTCAATTATAGTCGGATCTGACCCAGTGACCAAGATCGCCGCATCTCTAACCTTTCTATTCTCATTCAACTGCCGCTGGTTATTCTGTATTGCTAACTGGGTATCAGATATACCAGTCTTTAAAGCATTCAATTCAGCGACCAGATTATTAAACTGGGTACGTGCAGCCAATTCAAGATTATAGATTTCATCATCCGTAAGACCAGTTGCAGCAACATCAATACGATTAGTATTCTGCTGCAAATCAATCGTATCAGGAACATCTAGATTGTTTAATACAGGAAGACTCTCAGTGGTGAAATCTAAAATCTGACCTACCTCAAATTGTTTCACCCCGGTGCTAACCAAATTCAGTGATCCTTGCGAAACACTGAATATAAGGTCACCCATTGCAACTCGTCTTTCCTCTGGACTATAGACCTTGGGTGGGAGAGGTTTAACAACTTCAGCCACTTGGAGAGGGTATGGTGTAATTGAAGGACGCGGTGGGTCATTACTTGATATAGTAAAAGTAACGTTGCCAGGGTTATTCTCCGTTGGCAGAATCGACTTATATAATGCAGTTGGAAAACTGATAATCATTGATCACCTGTACACACCCTAATCACACGCTCTGGAACAGTCTCAAATGGACCATTAGTTGAGATCCCACGATCCGCTGGAAATCTCTTATCCTCAATCAACGCCGCTGGGTCTTCGGCTGGTACTCCACCACTCCCCTGCTTAAATTCTGGAGCAATATCCACGATGTCCTTCGTGAATTCGCTACCAGTGAGCTGCATGTGAGCACCGCCAGCCTCGAAGTCAATGGTGCTACCAGCCTTGAGACTGATTTTACCACCAGCCTTCAAAGCTATATTTTGTTCAGAAATGACTTCAACATTACCCTTGCAGTATATCTGTAACACACCGCTTTCGCCGTTTCTAATAACGATTTGCTTCTTTCCATCATTGATGACAATATATTGATCAGAGTTATCAGCCGCCCGCCATATTCCAAGCTTATACTTCCGACTTAGCCAAACCCCACGATTGTCGATATCAACCATCTCACACCAGGCACCATCACCACCATTTGGTACACAAGTCTGCGGAACATCTTCCTTCTCATCTGGTGGATTATGGTTTGGGTTATCAGGTATATGTTGGGGTTCAGGTACAAAAGCTGGTGAACGCCCATCTCTCGCTTCAAACCCCTGGTTAATACCTGTTTCTGCTGCACACACTATCTCAGGCTCAGCCTTCACGCCATTATCGCCGCCAGCAGCAGTCTTGAGCCTGAGATAACCATTAGCCTTATCTAATTTAAGATGGTATGTTGATTTTTCTGGATCACCAACCATCCCGATGTTTCTTGCGAACTCGTTTTCAGTCTTATACATCCATTCCTCTGATACATCAGTACCAGAATCAGTACGAGCCATCACATAGTCTTTCCTATCGTTCAATTCGATAACCTTAGACTTTGGCGTATACCAACGAGTCGTGTCGAGATCATCCTTATCACTGGCCTCAAAACCAAAACCACGTGGCGTTGTTGGCTGTCGCGTCCAACTCCGCCGCGTCTTCAACAACCAACCATTTCCTCGCGGTTTCTCCTCAGAATGAGCATATTTAGGATCAGTACCGCGATCATCTAGGACAAACTTACAACCCCATCTGGTAATCATCCTCATCTGGCGTGCATCACGTTTATCCCAATTATCATCCTCATCATCCATACCACCAACTTCCAGGACCAAAAGACGATCATAGAACTCATCCTCTTGCGGGTGGAACCCCATATCCATAGCCTGGAAGAGATGACCACCTTTAGTGCGGATCTTTATCCAACGTTCATCGTTCTTTTCCCATGTCGATAATACCCGCCGCTCACCATATTCGCCATCGCGAGACTTAGAATTTTTAATTTTCTCACATACCGCCAGACCACCATCTGCTTGTGCCCATCCAACATCACGCATTTCAAATTTGTGGCCAGCACGAGTCCTTACCTCATAACGACGTTGATCACGTTGAGATGAATCAGGCTCATCTTCATTCAATAAACGAATATTATACTTGTAACGTTTAATCTCAAAATCTCGATCTTCGTCAAAATCTCCCTCAAATTCACCCAGAGTCTGACCCATTTCGTCTGATTTCTTCCAATAATAACCAACATCAGAATGGATTACATAAATACCATATTTCGTCATCCTAGTGAGGTATTTTCTATCAGGCCAATTAACTGATGGTCTTTTGCCTATCTCAAAATCTTGATTGGATACTGCATCTTGTCCAAGCGGAGCAGGTTCCTTAGCGTGCTCAACAGGGAAAAAGCCAATAGCCGAATTGACCTCTGAACTACCATACCTATCCCGCCAACCATTGGACATTGGCCGTCTATCTCTAGGAATATATTCCTTCACCCAATCATCAGGCTTATCAGCTGGCCTTTCATCAATATCAACAGAAAGAGGAGATTCGGTGAATATTGATTCAAGCGGGTAACGCTTCCTGCGCGTACCCATCGCAAAACCAACCCAGACTGGCACATAAGGGTGGTTCTTCTCAAATGTGATCCAAATGATATCGCCAATAATAGGATGCGCCCAGGAACCAGCATTTTTACCACCGAGCCAAGGTGCACAATCAGCCCAGGGACATTCTTCTGGCTTCAATGTTGAATCGTGCAATTCCGGGCATTTGAATCGCACCCGGTGCCACTGTAATGGATCATTGGTCTCGACCACCTGAGCGCGATAATATCCAGGAAATCTCTGGAATAATGGGGAAACTCGTTCTTTGAAGAATTTGTTCCAAATGAACCCTATGTTACTTCCAGCATCTCGCATTATAGACTCCTATTAACTATACTTGCTATAGGCAGATCTATTACTGAACCAAGGAACGGCCATCCAAGTGTGTTCTGTGGTCTATTAAACATGACCACTACCCATTCTAATAGGACAGTACCATAAAAGTCTTGTGCAATTCTATCTGGTCTACCAGCATAATTCGAGTTAATAGACAGCTTAACAATTTGGGTATCATCCAGATTCTCTTTGACCATCCAATCTGGTCGTGCCCATAGTCCAAAAGTCTCGACACCATCCTTAGTCACAACTGGGGTGTCGGAGAAACGAGAGAAATCTTGCACATCAATTGGCATCGCATCCTCCTTAATACCAGTCAGGCCGTACTGGTTTTAATCCAGGAGCGACATTCTTAGCTGGTGGTTTCTGCGGGTTGCTCAATGTAGTCGCCAACTCTAACTCTATACCAACCTTGGACCAGATAGGATAATAGCCTCCGCCAGAGTTTACTTTCTCAGGACTATATGTGATGTTACAGCTCATCATCCTGAAATCGGTCAGAACCGGTAACACATACATATACTTGAATTTAACCAATGGGTATCTAATAAACTTGAACGTGAAAAAATAACTCTTTAATGTTCTTAAGATACTAGCTATTTTCTTGCCAGTAAAGTTTTTATCAGTCGCGAAATATTCCCATTCGACATTGATCTTCCTACCAGTAGCCGTAGCCAAGATCGCTAATGGCTCATGCGAAAATAAGTCAGTCTTTTGGAAGTTTAGACCATTACTCTCAGAAACAATAGTTGGTGCAAATTGAAATTCTATACCCGAATTTTGGGTATTAGTACTTAACCCAGCACCGCCCAACTGCCCTGAAGCCGCTCCTGAAGAGAATGAGCTACCAACTGGTGACACAATTATTAATTGTGCACTACCAGCTAGCGCGGCATCATATTCACATAATGAAGAATCTCCCATGGCTCACCTCTACCATTGATTTACACTCGAAGCGAGTGATCCACTTCGATTTTCAGCAATCTCAGGTAAATGTTTCTCCAACAGTTCCCTGATGGCAGTAGCCTCTTCCGGGTTCAGTTTTTCAGCGATCTTGCCAAGGATAATAAGCTGGTTATTCATCAACTCAAACATCCTCTTCTGCTCTGGTGTAGTAGTCACCGGGGGAGGCTTTGCCGTATCTTCATCAGTCTTAACCGTTACAATAGTCTCCGGTCGAACTACCCTGGATGCTTCTTTAAATGCATCTGCGGCCTTCTCTATACCAGATGCATCAATATTGAGCTTCGTAGCCAACGCTTCAGGAGTAATGCTCTTCAAAACCGGGCTAACTTTTCCGACAATATTATCTATCTGAGCTGCACCCCGACTGAAGACATCGGCAAGAGTAGGACCAATCTTACTTAGAGATTTTTCAATCGAATCAGCCAATGTCTTCAGAACAGCATCTATCGCTGGGCTGATCTTACCCAGTAGTGGCGAAAGTGATATCTCAACTGTCTTAATAATCTCAATAGTTGGTTCGGTAGGCATCTTGATTTCTTTTTTAGCAGTTTCCGCCATAGCCGCCTGTTTTGCCTTTTCAGCCTCTAATTGAGCTATCATAGCCTCTCGTGCACGACCTTCGCTTAATAACGCAGTTCTCTTGGTTTCGTCGGATACCTGAGCTTGGGTGGCTATCTGTGCCTTTGCCTGATCTACTGTAGCAGCAGCCGCCGTATGCGCTGCTTTCGCAGCTTCTTCATCCAACTTCGTCTGTACTTCCTTCGAATACATATCCTTCTTCAATAATGCGGCAATTCTCGATCTAGCAAGAAATTCTTTTTTACTATCTTCGGTTACTACTGCAGTCTTCTGAGCAGCCAAATCAGCAGAGACACTAGCTGCCTTCTTCTCAGCATTCTGAGTCGCGGCAATTGTTCCCTGGGCCTGTTTCTCAGTCGCACCAGCAGCCTTAGCCTTAATTGCAGCCTGCTTAGCTAATTTCTTCTCTAAGTCCTCCTGTTGCGCCTTATCGCGTGCCTTCGTCAAGGCATCAAGTTCTCTTCCAATCTCAGCCTGCGCTTTCCTATCACCCTTCTTGACAGCCTCATTCAAACGCATCTTAGCCTGCTCAGTCTGCACATTTAGATTGGCATTACCAGTAATAGTACGAGACATATCGTCTTTGGCATCCTTACGCATTTTCTGACGAGCATCAGCCAAAGCCTTGTTGGTCTCATCAATAGCCTTCCTAGCTGCCTTTTCTGCCGCCTCCCAATCCAGTGCAAGTTTGTAAATCCACAGGCCAACAGCAACCATACCTGCCAATACAGCAATCCCAGCTAAGGCTCCGACCAAGCCCATAGTTGCACCAGCCGCCACACCAGTTCCGGCAGTCAGAGCACCGTAGATCGTTATTATAGAGGCAATACCACTGACAGCAGCCGTGGCCATAGCTACAAATGCCATAGCTACTGCGCCAATTAAGACACCCCACACAATCAGTTTCGCTGCCATTGGATTATCAGCAATCCATTTCATGAGAGACTCAAACCATTCCCTGATAGGAGAGAGAATCTTCATAAGGTTAGCTTCAAACCGTGATACAGTCAATTCCAGATTACGCATCGTCCCTTGAGTAGTCTTCAAATATTGCTTCATCTCAGCTTCAGCGTCTTCAGGGACAGCATCTATCTTCGGAGCTTCAACAGCCATCTCCTCTTCTTTCCTCCAAGTCTTAACTGCCTTATCTAAGTTACCATATGCAGAAATACCAAGTTTGTTGGTATAAGCTTCCAATCTCATACGCTCAATCATAGCCTCCCGCATACGACCTTCTTTTTCCATAGTCTCCACAACATTAAATTGTGAGGCAATTAATTTCTTCGATTCTGAGATACGCTTGTCAACACTCCAGTCGAGTGACTCAGGACCCAGAAGAGCTACCGTATTCAATGGATTACGCATCGCGTCAACTATATTAGCCATCTCATCTACACCCATACCAACTTGCCTAGCAGCAGCGGCAGTCTTCAACATCTGTTTCGTGAACTTCTCTACAGCCGCAGGCCCTGCAGTACCAATCTGGATGGCAGATTCATTGACCTTCCCCATAACCGCATTCATGTCATTCCCAGTAAGACCGAATTGCTTACCATATCGAGTCATTATAGTCAGCATATTAGCTGATCTCTTCGTGCTACCTGTGGCAACCGTTAAAGTCTTCGAAAATTGAGAGATTGACTTGATATCAGCACCAGTAGTACGGGCTACCGTAGCGCCAGCATCACGTAATGCATATAACTCATCAGAAGATGCACCAACTTCCCGCAGAGCAATCGTCGCATCCACAAGCTCTTTTCTGGTAAGATCACGAACATAATTACCGAACTTATCCAGTTGCAATGTATCATCAATTATAGCATCTGACATCTCTCTCATACTTCCAATAGTGCGATAATTAATAGTATGAAATTGTTCCTCTTGTTGTGCTGCACCCATCACACCAGCAGTAAATGCCCCAGTCAGACTAACAGCTGAAGCTATCTGTTGTAGCCCTGCCGCAGTAAACAACTTTCCAAACCCACTAGCAATACCACCGACAGCTGACCCCACAGCGCCAAGACCAGCCTTTATACCACCAAGGACCTTCAATGACCCCATTAAATGTTTCGGCATTCCAGCCACTTGCGCCTCATGTGTATCCTCTAGATCAACAATACCTTTCTTTAATTTCTGGATAGCTTGGTAGTCATCTTGAGCGCCCTTATCTAACTTGGCAAGCTCCTTCTTCGAGAGGGTTTCCCCCTTGTAGTCCTTCTTATTCTGATCAGCAAACTTCTTAACTGCCTTGTGCCATACGGATGACATTCTCCGCTGCTTATCATCAAACCGTGCAATACCCTTCTTACCTTCTCTTTCTAGATTCTGTTCTTGTTGCCTTAAGGTCAATTCCTCCTCAACCATTTCGATAATCTGTTTCTCTGCCTTGATAGCTGGTTCAGAGGCAGACTGTTGAGCCGCAGCAACAGTATCTGCCTGCTTTGAAACCTTAGCCATACCAGTATCGAGATTAGTAAAGGACTGTTGAACATTCTTCGCCAAAGCAGCCGTGACTTGCGCCAGCCCCATCATCTTTTTCTGGAGATACTCAACCTGGGTCTCAACGGTAGACGCCAACGTGGATATAGCTTGTAGAGCAGGGGTAGCATTATCCTGTAGCGTCATCTCCAGACTGAGAGCATAAGTATTAATATCGCCAGGCATCTATTAAGCCTCCCTAGCCTTAGCGTTCCAATCAAGACGATAACAATACAAATCAGTCATCCAATTTCGTCTGGTTATGATATGATGGAATCCATATACCAACCAGTCACCACCAAGAAAATATACTTCTCCGTGTGATGTTATCCAACCGAGTTTGAGTTTAGAACCAAGGTTATGACAGAATGCTAACTCCTTAGAGGAATCACCAGTCACGCGTACTTTAATGCGCATTGACATATACAATGTATCCAAGTACAGCTGACGTGCACGCCCATCGATATATTTGTCATAAGTGATACCAAGATCACCTGCCGTAAACTGCGGAACAGACATAATAGAAGTTGACCATTCGTGCGGCTTCCCCTCAGCCGAAGAAGAAGCATACGGCTTATCAAATGCCTGTTGAACTTTAACCTTAGCCTTCCATTTCTGATCGGTATTTTCATCATGCACATGCACAACGCATGGCCCAGAATGATTAGCAGTATCATGCGGCTTAGGGACATCCACCCATCTGTCATAAAATTTCTCAGAAACAGACGATATGCCTTGCGTTATAAGCTGTCTCTGGAAGACCGTGATCATGTTATTGGATAGAAACTCAAAGCTAGGCGAATCGCTAGCAGTTGGCGGTCTAGTATCAATTATATATGTCCCATAATTGATCGGCTTTCTTGCCGCTTGTTCCATGACACGAATCGAAGGAGGACCCTTCTCCAACATACCCGAACATGTAATAATCCAATTCGTCTTCTGTTTAGTGACAGAGGAAGACCAATCCATCAACGAGATGATGAACGTCTTTGGGTCCATCCTCATCATCCACCACTTATTCTGATCACTATCAGTAGTATCACTGACACTCACATCACCACCATCGAATGGCTTATTCGGTTGGATAAAATAATCATTAACAACTTGCTTGATCACAGTAGTCAACTTACCTTTATACATCCTACCGGCACTGTCACCGGCATTCAACCAATACGATGGGGGGTCAATAGCTATAAATTCCATATGGCCTGTTGTAGGAATACCAGTTCCATCAACATCAGTTACATAAGCAATATGCCTGCCTGTGGTTAACTGCTGTTGGTCAGAAGGCCAACTTAACTCATATTCACACCGCACAGGTTTACGTTTTCCAGAATATAAGTAACGGTAATCGACGGCAAGCTTCTTCAGGATATCCCAATGCGGGTCTTTTATTCTTGCTCTGATGATATAACCAGAATTCAGAAAGGAAGCCCATTCAAAACGAGTGAACCAGTTTCCGAGGTCTTCGGTTTGAGCCTTACTCCCTCCCTTCCCAGCTTCACTAATAACACAATACAATTTGGGCGCATGAGTAAGGGGCGGGCTATCCATTGATACACCTCATCAAAACTATCTTTGATATCTACCTATAGATTGACTCTTTATTTCTGAGCGATACAATATTCCTGGAGGAAGAAAAATGACTAAGAACATCGCACAAAAGGCAGTGGTAATACTCTCAGGTTTGGTCATCTTTTATGTCATCGGCTTCGTCATCATCACCCCATGCAGGTTGTTGCTCCGCCTCTTTGGTTGGAAATTTGCATTCCCAGGCTTGATGGAAGGTATCTTTGTCGGGTTCGCAGTCTGCTGGATATTAGTCACAAAGCACGCCAGCCTCGACAATCGCCCCTACGACTTCGAGGTCATAGACACCGGAAATGGTGGAATGCTTGAGTTCAAGACACCGCCCAGACCTCCTCAATACGGCGGGGAGGGCGGGCTACGAGTCTTCTACACAAACTGCTACGGTGGAGAGTTCTACAAAGCCGAAGGTGCGGTTGACGGTAAAAACACTAAATTCTACGTCCAGTATCTACCGGCAATCCACTTGGAGAACGACAACAACCACCTCTGTGTACAGACCAAAGATGGCAACGAGTTCCACGAGAAAACCGAAGTAGCGGAGAGACAGAAAACATACTCGTACTGGACTTATGGCATAATGGCCATGGGTGCATTAGCGTTTCTGGCTGGTTTGTGCAGACAAACAAATGAGGATTCCGGATGAGCGACGAAATCATACCCAAACCAGCCGACCTAGTTTGGGCTAGATACGGCGACCACAAGCACAAACACAAACTCTTCTTCTACATAGGGATGGCACGCCCAGGCTATATCCTAGCTCTTGATGCCGATCAAATCCCGATGCGGGACGTCTGTACCATCAGAAAGCACATCGAAGAACTCAACGTAATGGACGAAACATCATTAACAGAATGGTTACAAAAATACACACCACGAGCCATCAAGATAGCCTGTAGAACAGTCAAAGCAGCCGACTTTGAAGCCCTCAGAATACACAACATCAAGCAGCTGTAAGCAACCTGTTGAGGACAGGCAAAGTAAGATCAAAGGTATTCTTCTCAACGAAATAACGAGCAGCACCAACGCCATCCTTTTGGTCAACCTCATTCCAATCCTTAAATCCAACAGGTGGAAGAGAATAAGCAAGCTTAAAATCCTTTTGGAGTAAGAAGAAGTTTTTCCGCATAGACATGATGCCAGCCTTGTCCCGATCTGGCGCTAACACAACCAAGGACGGGCTAAGCGCCTTCAACTTCTGAGGCTGTCTACCGGCTATAATCGCACCACCAGAAGCAGTACAATTATCACCAACACTGATACAATTGAAGATAGACTCAACCACAATTACAAAATCACCTGGCTCGACGTTATCGAAATTATACAAATAATTAGTCTTAGAAAGCCCAGTCTTGGCTTCATCCGGGAACTCGAAACGCTTATTAAACATCTCACGCTCCTGCCAAAACACAATATCACCATACTCGATATATGGGAACACGATAGTAGACGGAGTGTAATAGAGAGACAATTTCAACGCTAACTCTTCAGAAACACAACGAGTCCTCAGATAATTGATAGCCATCTGACGGGACATCGGCCTAGAATGATCAGAAAACGGCAAACTAGCTGATGGTAACTTAACCTCCTCAACCGGTGCTATCGGTTCATCGTCATCCCTCTGTACCCTCGCCGCAAGTAACTCATCCCTGAGAGTCTTACGGTCACCGCCCATAACCTCAGCAACTGCGGAAAAATAAGTCAGATTGCGATATCTCTTAACGAAGCTAATGAATGAAGTGTTATATTGCTCATACCCTGGACGAAAATCGTGGACCCAAAATCCCTTCTTACCCTTCTTTGTGACCTCCTCCGTCGTGCTGATCCAGAAATGGAAATCATCGTCATCAGTAAAAGGATTATTGATGGTTAACTGTCGCCCCCCGCTTTTCCGCTTGTAATCTGGGAAATGCCTTGCTACCCATTGCTCAATGTGCTTTGCTGTCAATCTCATGTGAGGGTCTTATCTTTCAAATATCATATTTTAAACTGTGTGCTAGACGAACTCCAGCGGGGGGGTTGCCAGACACTCACCCAGCACACAGCCTAGAATTCATAGACAAATCTTATTTTCTCCTTCTCAGGCACACGCTTTAAATCTGCTGCTAAAGCATATTCTTCTTCTGTCATTTTCATCCTTGAAGCATGGTAATATATTGTCTTTTTATGATATCGACCACCAAGTTCGTCAACATAAAAATAACTTGGTGACACAATACCATCTTCCTTAAAATTAGCAGCTCGATAAATTGTCCCATCATGACCCTGTGTGGTATCAGCAAAGGTTATAATCTTCGAAGCATTAGGGACCATCTTCAGAAAACGTGAAAGCATATAACTAGCAGCATTTTTAATTTGATATTTTGGATGAATACAAAATCTAGATAATTCAAGATACCCCAAATTATTGTTATAAGTCGGATATTTAAATACACATAGTCCTACTAATATATCTTTGTGAAATGCTCCAGCAGCTAGAACAAATGGGCCTACTTTACCAGCATAATGAAAATTTAATATAAAATCTGCCGCTATTTCTGGTTCGACAATTCTAAAAATCAAATCAGAGAATTGATATTCAATTGGACTAATTCTCTTACCTAATATATCACCGATAATAATACAAAGCGCTTGACGACTCAGTGTATATTGCTCCCAAATACGAAAGTAACGCTCCGATCTATTAGCCTTAATGAAATCATTCTTGCGCTTATCTTTTTCAATTGCATAAATAATTTGTTTATGGTCTTGTTTAAATCTACCGTGCCAATATTCACCATCAACATCAATAAGATAATTCAAATTAGGTAATAAAAAATCAACATTAAATCCTCCACCAACGAAAATATTGCGCTTATATGTTTCATTATATAAATCTAAAATAAAAGCAACTGCTTTCTCTGGTTTTGTATCAGTAAATTTTGCTAACTTCTCCCACAATCTCAATGAATACCATCTCTTACGAGATATCTCAACTAACTTTTTTCTGGTTTCTGGATCACGCCAAATAGCCCTACCAACTTCAGCTGATCTAAGTCTACCCTCAACAGATCTAGATGACTCAGCTGCTTTTCTCATCATCTCAGATCTATAATTATCATCATTCCATTTCTTCTTTAATATTTGGGAACGTTTCTCTCTTATATCCGGTCGCTTGTTGAAATTATAAAGTCGCCCTTTGATGTCCAAACTCCTACGCCTAAAGAAACGACACAGATTAACATAATTGATAGATAATAATCTCGAAATTTGTACTGCTGTCTCGCCTGATTCATATAATTTCAATATTTCATCAGTTTTATTTATAATTTCTTCGTTGGCTTTCTCTTGTTGATTTTTTCCTCTATCCCAACCGCGTCGTTTAGATAAGCGCCATATTGTCACAGTACAACAATTTAACCCCAATTGTTTAATTATTTCCGCTGGCATCGCCCCATCTCTTATCAGTTCTTTAATTTTCTGTTCTGGTAACTCACATTCCTTACAACATCTAGAACATAAATATACACCATTATTCTTAATATTTAATCTAAATGCCTTCTTAGATACTTCTTTTGGCGTACTACATTTAGCGCACTTGACTCTAATTCTCATATATTATATTTGACCTGTAGAACCTATTTAAAATACGATAATCGTCTAACCGCATAAACTCTCGCCACAATTCCTACAAGTCTTGCACGTAGCCCCCATCTGAATGTCATCACTCCCGCACTTCTTACATCTAAACTTGCCTCTCAGTTCTTCTTGTTTTATGTAAATTGCTAGAGTCTTAGCAATAGCCTTCGGAAAGCTCGTAATCAAGGCCCTTGACTTTGAAATCTGATCAACAATGAACTCAAGAGGAACACCATGCCGCAACGACGTAGAGACCAACCGCGTAAAGAGTGACGCCTCATTATCCTCATAAGAATTCAGCTTCTGAATCCGCATAGCTCCCGACTCGAAATGATAGAAATTGAGATCATTCTCACCCTTTTCCTTCACAATCTGACCAGTCTGACCATCAGCAACACCGGCCAGCTTATGATCGAGTGCGAATACCTCATAGATCCGGCCATCCATGAAACCCACAAAGACAGTAAATGTCTTACCATTGGGTTTGATAATGTGAACCTTAGCATCTAACACTTTTGGTCGAGAGGGGGCTGAATGCACGACAATGTGCTGCTTCTCTTCCTTAACAG